GATTCTGGATCTGCATCGATGTCAGACCAAAGTCGCGAGCGGCTAAATTTCTACCAACGCCCGAACCAGCGCCATACCCTCCGCTAAGCGCACGTCCAGCAGAAGATCGTTGAAGCTGAGAAGCAACATCTTGAGAAACCTCGCCCCGCAAAGCTGATCCGATATTCTTTCCAGCTTGTTGAATCAACTGATCGTAACCGGGAATCGCACGACGAAGCTGCGCCTCAAGCTGTGACTGCTCGGCGGCGGTCGTCTTGGTGGCCAAATCAGTTGCAGACTCAAGCGATGCGATATTCTGCTGGATCGCCTGCTTCTGTTCTGCCGCAAAATCAATCGGCTTTAGCTCAGGCACCTTCGGCTTTTTTCCGCCGAAAAGTCCACCGAGCAAACTGCCGACAGCGGATATTCCCGCTCCACCCAAAATTGCTGCGCCTATTGCCATAAATTATTATTTTGGTTTAGAACCATTGGGAGAATCCACCGCCGTTTAATCCGACGCCGACCATTCGGATTGTTGCGACTGCGTCCCCAAGGTATTGCATTGTTTGCTCCTGAACAGCTTGAACTGCTTTGGCTTCGTAGGCCACTGCTTCTTGAATCAAATCGTTTTCCTCCTTACGAATCGCCATGACCATCAGCTTGATGGCGTCAGGACTCGGTGGAATGAGGTAGTCATTGACGCTCGTTGCGTTGATATGGCGCATCTTTGCCATGACCGTCACCGGCTTATCTTCTTCGTTGTTACAACGATCCGTCAGGTAACTGCGGCGATACTGCGGCAAAGTTTCATCAGGGTCGTAAACTGCCAGATCAAGCTCCAGCAAGGTCGTCGCATTGTACTCGTACAACCGGCTCGATGTGTTGGTTGCCTGACGAATGACGCCGGTCAGCGATATGAACTTCTTGGTCGATTGAACGTACGGAAGAGCGAGCGTCAGCTTCTCGCCGTCAATCCATACGCCGCCAGACAGTGTGCGAATCCAATTTCCGCTCGCGTCAACGCCTTGCAGGATGATGGTCTTGCCGACATCTGAAGCATCACCGGGATAGACTCGGATGTAGCTGTTCGTGCCACCGGACATGTCGCGGTAAGAAACGACTGTGCCACGATCCACAAGCTGCTTGCCTACGCACCCGCCATTGTTTTCTCCGAGCAATCCGTATCCGCTTTCCTGAAACTCGAACCATTGATTGCGAACCGTTCCTACGCCGCAGCAATCGGCTACCGACTCGATGGTTTCGATATGACGCGGCCAAGTGATGCACCCTCCGACCGTGTGGATAGTGAAGCGTCCGTACGCGCCTGCCCACAACCCCTTGTGCAAAAGCCGTCGGCACGCCTGATTGATGTAGTCGTAAACGCGAGGGTCATCGACGCAGACGCCGACTACACGGGCGATTGTCGAGCGAATGTCCTGAACGATTAGCTTCATTTGGTGTAATAGACTCGGATGGTTCGCTTGATGAAGTAAACGCCGTAGAACGGAGGAAGGTTGTTGTGGGCGACTCCACCTCCAGTGGATGAAGTGGCAACATTTGCCGTGGTGCCATACTGAACACCATTAGCTCCGCCATTGTTCGCATCCGCAGTCACAAGCGGAAAGAAGTTGTGAGTGTGAGCAGGTATCTCAGGAACCGTCAGCGTGTGCTGATCCTCGCCGACGATTGACGTGGATGTAGCCGTACCCAGAACAGCAACCGAACCACTCGCCGCAAATGCTCCAACACCGACCGGGAATCGAGCGTCAAACGAGGTATCAACCATCCACATCGGACCAGTTGTAGTGGTTGCCACAGCAGTTCCATCACCGCCGTCGTACGAGAGAAGATCGGTAGTCGTTCCAACAAAGATGCGACGATCATAACCATTCGCTGCAACCGGATTTTTATAAACCCAGAATCCCTGATCAAAAATCCACCACTGTCCATTTTCATCAAGCCACGGATAAATCCGATTGTTGATCGATGGAAACGTCGGTCCAAAATTGAAGAACGAGTTTCCAATCGTGCTGTTGAAAACGGCTTGCGTGCCTCCGATGATATCGTTGGCCAAGTTCTGGTAGTTCAACGGACAATAACTCACCGGAAGACTTGGAGGTGTAAGCGTGATTAGGGTTAGGTTTGGCATACTATTCCGATGTGTAGGTAAACGGGTTTACGTCGCAAGCATCAAGAGTCTTGCATCCTTCGAAAACAAGACACTCGCCCACCGCAGGTTCCTGAACGTCGTAAGCGTGAACTCGGATGCTCTTGATGCGGCAATATCCCGTAACTGTCAGGCTCATTTGAACCTCGTACATGTTTCGAGTCGGCGTGCTAATGCTCGAATTGCACGGGATATCCGAAGGAGTCGGCAGGCGCATCTTCGGCCTGTACTGCGGCTGGAAATTGACCAGCGGACAAGCCGGTTGGCACTGCAAAGTTGTCGCGCATTCAGCCCAGTCTGCCCATTCAATCCATCCGGGATACTGGTCGGGTCGATACTCGACATTGAAAGAAGCGTCTCCGTCTAACGAATCAATGAAGATGTCGCCCGAATCAAGCCGCTTCAGTCCAAACGGAATCTCGAAGTTGTAGGCGCGAGTATGAACCAGCCACTGAATCTCCTTCTTTCCATCAGCAATGTTGTTATCGAACTTGTCGCCCTTGCTGATTTCCCAAATCTGAATGGTTCCGTTTTCGCCGCGAGCAATCGAAAAGCATCTATCTCCGTAAACGCTCTCCGTCTTTAAGACCTGCAACACATCGAGTCCGGTCCAGATTCCTGCCCACGCGGGAGGAAACTTTTTCCGCATCGACGTAATCAGGTCGAAATCCAAAACCATCAGCGCCTTGTGGATAACACCTTCGGCATTATACCGAGGCTGTGCGGTCATCAGCAATCGATTGTCGAACACGACCGCAGAGCCAGACCACAGAAGACTGGCCTGATCGTTCTCAGCAATGTTCAGAATCTCGCCGCTGATCGGCGTATTCCCCGGATCAGTGAACGAGCGACGAGCGATGATGAACGAGCGGACGCCATCGACTGCGCGGTAGAACACGTCACCGTTGACAGTAATGGCCGACCTAGCGCCAAGCGCACCGCTGGTCAGCAAGCTGATGGCTTGAATCGGATAGTTCAGATTCTTCCATGTATCACGATCAACAGGAGCTTGAATCGAGAAGACGTATCGAGGAGTAAAAACTAGGAGCGGACCTTGTCCAAGCGACGTGTCTGGATTGCCGGGGACGGCCATTGCCGTGATGCCACCTGAATCCGACGGAACCGCAAAGTCTCCGCCTTCATTGAGGAAGGTGTTCTCGGTTTCTTTGAGAACGCTCGCTCGCGTGCCATCTCCATAAACGATGTCGGTTGCTCTAAATGAGAATCCATTCGGAAGCGCGTACCAGATACGTCCGTTGACGTAGGCCATTACTCTACCGCATTTGATTTCGTCGATGGTTGCGCGACGCAGGTTTGATCCGTTGAAGATCAGCGGTGTGCTTTGGCCATCTTGAATGACGACAAAGTTCTCCGCCTGAACCATCCAGCCATCGAGTATGTTCGATGGGTTCTCAAGATTGGGCGAAGCTGAAAGATTCTGAACGCTGTTTTGAAGGCAGTCGTAAAGCCACACTTTACCACTGATCAACATCAGGATAAACGTCGCTCCGTTATCGCCGATGTACGGGAGCGCACACTGGAAGACGCCGGTTAAATTGCTCGAACCGTAGCACTCCTCGGAGAAACCGTCAGCCGTGACATTAGTTTGATCCGCAGTAACGAGCGTGCTGTCTGCCGTAATCGACAAGCATACGTCGTAATCTTTCTGGATGAAACCGGGTCGAGGAGAGATGAATCCCTGCCGAAAACTGGCATTGACCGCGAAGGCGACCTGATTCTTGTCCACCTCAGACGGCATCACACCAGCGTCAATGCCACCCTCAAAGGTGACAGACCCATCCGTGTACCGCCGTGGTGCGCGTTCGCTCATGGATTAAGCCTGAATCCGCTGGATGGAGAATGAGGAGCCAGTTACGACATTTACTCCAAACCCAGTAGTTTGAATCAAAATGTCGTAGTAATCAGTAATTACAGTAGCTTGATCTATATAAGAAAGTGAAACTGGAATAAGACTTTGCGGAGAAGCGTTTGTAGCGTTGAACTCTTGAGTCTGTAAAATGTTTGAACCGTTCTTACGCAAAAATACAATTACGCTTGCAGTGCCAGTGCTTCCAAGCAAGTTGAACACTGCATCAATCTTGTAGTACCCAGTGAATGGAGCTGTAAATCGACCAGTCGCAGCAGTAAATCCAGACGCGGTATCTATTCCTGCCCAAGATCCAGAAGGAAAATCGCCAAGGCTGAATGGGTTTTTAGTTGCTGCCGCTGCAATCAGGTTGTTGCCAGTCAGCCTCCGCGTAAACGTGACGTAGTTGAACGCTGCTCCGCTGGCCGTCGATGCGATGCTAATCGTTCCAGCACCCGGAGTAATCGTGATGTTCGAGCCTGCGGTCAGACTTGCCAACGTGTATCCAGAACCATTTCCAATGAGCAGTTGGCCATTGGTAGGTATGGTTGCGACGTTCGTTCCGCCGTTTGCAACCGGCAACACGCCGCTGATGTCTCCAACAGGAACCGTTGCGACGGTCGATAGAAATCCAGATCCGCTCGACCCTTGAGTCTTGATGTAACCAGATGAAAACGAATTAAGGGCTGTTGCGCTTGGAACCGATGCGTCGGGAGTTCGAACAATGTACGTCGCTGCGGAGGATGCTCCGCCAGACGCTCCAGCCGGACCTTGAGGACCAATCGCTCCAGCAAGCGTGATAAGCGAGCCGATTGAAATTGGAGTGGTCGGAATAGCATTCGGAATGCTCAAGACGCCAGCAGCCGGATTTCCAAGAGTTACGCTCAATCCAACAACGTCTACCACCTGCATGTAGCCGCACCCTTGAACAGAAACGAAAAATTGTCCTGCAATCGACTCTGGAAGGAATGAGCTGTCCTGAACCTGAACAACAACGTATCCGCCAAGTGGAGGAACCAAAGCTGCCGCCGTCGTGTAAGTGAACGCGTTTAAGCCGTTCGCGCCGTTCGTTCCGTTAGTACCCGCAGCACCCTGTGGTCCGGGGACATTCACGACAACCGGAACGGTATCGCAAGGCTGGCAGCAGCCGGTTGAAGAAACAAGTTGCGACGGCATATTTTTCCTTTGCCAGACCGTCAAGTCCAGCGAGAACTAATGCAAGGCCAAACTATGCCAGAGCAAGTGTCAGAGCATCCATTGATCGATCACAAGTACGGGATTCGTTCGCCCGTCAAGATTCCAGACTTAGAACTGGAACTCTACGCATTCCGAAATCGGCTCCAACCGAATGAAGGCGGACTGGGTACTTTCGATCATTTTCGTAACGCCACGAAAATGTTATGGCCGAAGATGAGCTGGAACCCGTGGCTTGAAGCACAAGTCGAAGGTCTTTGCGAACACGACTACGTCGGATGGGCCGGTTGCGGTGCGAGCGGAAAGACTTTCGGCGCGACGCTCTTTGCGACTGTTTGGTGGTTGGCCAACCCTTCCAAGACAACCGTTGTTCTCACGTCTACAACGGCAAAGATGATCCGAAAGCGTATGTGGGCAAATCTTCAGGATCTTGTTCGGAAATCACGCGGATTCCCCGGAAACATGGTTGATTCGAAGATGAGTCTTCAAGCCATCAAAGGCGACGACCGACACTCAATTTCCGCTATCGCCGTCGCCGAGGGCAACACATCCAAGGCTGTGGCCAACATTCAGGGCATCCACGCCGAGCGTGTGATGGTTATTATCGACGAAGCTACGGATACGCCCGAAGCAGCTTTTGAAGCGTGTACGAACCTTTCTAAGGGTTGCCGCGAGTTCAAGATGTTGGTCATCGGAAACCCTGCCTCAAAGTTTGATCCGCATGGGCGCTTCTGCACACCGGCAAAAGGTTGGCGCAGCGTAACGATTGAAGACCAGCATTGGCTGACAGAACGCGGGATGTGCCGACGCTTTGACGGCATGAAGTCGCCGAACATCAGCGAAGGTCGAACGAAGTATCCGTACCTCATTACTCAGGATCAGGTGTTATCGGCTATGCGACATGAGGGAGAGCAAAGCCCCACGTTCTGGAAGTACACACGCGGATTCTGGTCGCCGGACGGCATGGTCAAGACGGTCTTGTCCGAATCGCTCATCGAGACGCACACACCTACAAAAAGTTTGGTGTTTACGACCAATGTCCAAATCGTTGCCGGTCTTGATCCGGGCTTTGGTGGCGACAGATGTATCCTTCGCTTTGCAAAGGTTGGCACCGCAAACGACAAGGTCAGCATACTTTTTCAGGACATCATCCACATATCCGTCAACGCTCAGCTAACGGAGCCGGTGCATTACCAGATAGCCAATCGGGTTAAAGAAGAATGCAACAAGCGCGGTGTTCCACCGGACAAGTTTGGTCTGGATTCAAGCGGTGAAGGTGGTGGGTTGGCCGACATCTTGACCCGCGAATGGGGTGTAATTCATCGCACTGAGTTCGGCGGTTCGCCATCAACCATCCCTGTTAGCGATGAAGATAGTAGGCCATCCAATGAAGCTTACGATAGAAAGGTAACCGAACTCTGGTTCTCGATGCGTAAATGGGTTGTCGAGGAGCGGGTTGGCGGCATGGACATTGAGACGCTGCAAGAGTTCTGCGGTCGAATGTTCGATGATTCCAAGCGAAAGATATCGGTCGAATCCAAGACCGTGATGAAGCAGCGGACCGGAAAATCGCCTGATCTGGCCGACGCTGCTGTAGTCTTGCTTGATCTGGTCCGCAAAACTGCTGTTTTAGAGCCGCGCTTCACGAAGATGGACAAGGTGTGGGAAAAGCTGGTGAAGGACGCAGATTCAATTTACTACGACGAAACGATTGAAGCATGAGCAAAACCACTGGTTACAAAGTTCTGAACGAACACATGGTCATCCCCGGCGGATGGCATTACCGCATTCCCGAGACTGGGATTGAAGTGCCAGGAGGATCGTGGGCGCAGCTCCATGAGTTTGTCCGCAATCACTACACGGCGAACGCCATTCAAATCCCGAGCAACCTTGACACATTAATCACCGAATATGCGTGTCGTAACGGTGCTGATTGCTCTTACGACGAAGTCAATGTTCCCAAGCCAGAAGGTCGTAAATCACTTCAGATCGGCGACGTCATCCGGTTCAGCATGAGCCTTCTCCACGGTCTTACGGTTGGCGGTGGCAAGGTCGATCAAGCGGAAGCAAATCGGCGCGCAAGCATATGCTCAACCTGTTCATTCAACCGAAAACCACTCGGATGCACGGGATGCAACGCCCGTGTGCTGAAGGATGCCGTTAAAACTTTCTCTCAACACGGCAGTACTCCGATGGACGAAAGCCTGCAAAGCTGCGAGTTTTGCGGTTGCTTTATCAGAAGCATGGTTTGGTTTCCCATTGAAACCCTCCATAAATTCTCGGACGCTACAGAGAACGAAAACCTTCCGGCTCACTGCTGGAAAAAACGACCATGTACGGAAACTTAGCCCAACTGCCGCTTGAAACTATCAACGAAGACGGCAAAGCGCCTGAAACGCGCATAGCCGACGCGGCATCCGCTCGCGAAATCTTCCAGAAGCTCATCATGGCCGATGAGCTGCGTAATAGTACGCGAGCCAAGCTGCGCGGTCTGGTCGATGGAAATCCTCCGTACAATCCAGCAGAACTGCGCCGCAACAACCAAGCGTTCCGCACCAACGTCAATTTCCGTGAGTCGGAAGCGTTCCTCACGCTGGCGATGTCAGCCTTCTACGACGTGTTCGCCGAGGTGCCGACTTACACGAACATTCGTACCGCGTACGGTAACGACATGGATAAGCGGGAGGAATGGTCGAAGATCATCACCGAGGAGTTTGACCGACTCCAGAAGCTCGACAAGGACTTCGACTACATCATGCAGCTCTCGCAGCGCGAGATGGTCCTTATTGGCGATGGTCCGCTGATCTTCGAAGACAACACCAACTGGCGCTGCAAAGCCATCATGGCGACGGATCTGCTTGTCCCAGACGGCACTAAGTCAAACGTGAGCGACTGGAAGGTAGCCTGCGTCCGCACGCGCATGGGCGTGGATGATCTGTTCGAGAAGATCCAAGACGAAAAGGCGGCAAAAGCTTCCGGTTGGGATGTCGATTATGTCCGCGAGCGCATTCGTGCGGCGATGCCCGAGCCGTATCGCTCAGGTGTTCAGTACGACTGGGAGTTCTTCCAGAAGCAGCTTCGCTCAAACGACATCACGTTCAGCGCACGTTCCGAGGTGGTGCTGATGTGCCACGTTTTCTACAAGGAATTTGATGGTCAGATTAGCCATGTAATCATCGATGAACGCGACAGCGAAGACTTCATGTATCGCAAGCTTCGCCGATTCAGCCGGTGGGAGCAGGTCATTCATCCGATGTACTACGACCGTGGCGACGGCGAGCATCACGGTGTGAAGGGCTTAGGCATCAAGATGCTTCAGCCGATGGAACTCAAGAATCGTCTTCGCTGCTCGATGGTAGACAGCGCGTTTGCGAGGACTCAGATTCTGTTCCGACCCCTGAACGCCAATGCGCTGAGCAAGACAAGCGTCGTACAGCAAGGACCGTATGCCATACTTCCGCCAGATTATGAAGTCGTTCAGCAGAATATTGCTGGAGTTCTGGATGCTCCAATGGCGGTCAATGCGGACCTTGAAAATGTTCTTCAAGGCAATCTCTCTCAGTATCGCCAATCGCTCAACAAGCCCGTTGGTAATCCACGGACGGCGACGGAAGTCAACGCCATCGTCTCGCAGCAGTCAGCCATCGGCAAGACCCAATTGAGCCGGTATTACACTCAGCTCGATTCCTTCTTTGAGGAACGGTACAACCGCGCTTCGAATCCCAACCTAAACCCGATTACGAAGTCCGATAAGGACGCCATCGAGTTCCAACGTCGATGCAAAGAGCGTGGCGTTCCGGTGCAGGCGATGATGGATATCGACTACGTTGAGGCGACTAGGACTGTGGGCCAAGGTTCTCAGTTCGCTAAGCAACAGCTTCTTGGTCAGCTTCTCCAGTTGTCCGGTTCGCTTCCAGAGGGCGGCAAAATTAACCTGCTCAAGGACTATATTGCCGCACAGGTTGGCCAACAGATGGTGGATCGTTATCTGCCCTCGCAGATCCAGTCGTCTCGTACGCAGGATCAAGCCGCTCTCGCTGTTCTCGAACACGCTTCGCTGCGTCAGGGCAACATGCCGCTCGTCACCGACACGCAGAACCAGATCATCCACATCGAGACGCATCTTGGCGCGGCGAACGAAGCAGCGTCTTCTCTGCAAGGTGGCGGAAACCCAGAGGAAATCATGCTCTTCATGCAGGGTATTGGTCAGCATGTTCAGCAGCACATCCAGCGGCTTGCAACCGATCCGTCGCGCAAGCAGCAGGTCGATGCGTACGTCCAGCAGCTCGGAATGCTCGGTCAGACCGTTGAGCAGCTTGGCCAGATGCTCCAAGAGCAGCAGCAAGCGATGGCTCAGCAGCAGCAGGCTCAGGCGATTCAGCAAGGCTCTGATCCTCGTACAGCCGTGATGAACGCGGAGGTTCAGGCGAAAATCGCTCGCCAGAACGCCGAGACTATGGCCAACATTCAGCGTCAGAACACGAAGGCGATGGCAGATTTGTCACGCCGGAATGCGAAGACGACCGCTGATATTCAGCGTGCGAACGCAACTGCGGAATCCAACTTGTCGCGTCAGGGATGAAAAACATACATTTCGTTCACGGTCTTCATAACGACGGCTTCAATATTTGCGACAGAATCGCAATCGCTTCAGCTTGGATGAACAATCCTGACTGGAGCGTTTTTCTTTGGTGTCCTCAGGAACCTACCGGCGAGCAGTGGGATAAGTTGAAAGCGAAGGTTCCGGTTCGCGTGATGTTGGTTGACAATTTCAAGACGTGGAACGGGAAGGTTGTTCACAATTATCAACATCGCGCTGACCTGATTCGCCATGCTGTTTTATACGCGATGGGCGGCGTGTACGCTGACACCGACACGATTACTCTCGCTCCGTTTCCAAGGGAATGGCTTGAGCATGACGCTGTTTTAGGGCGCGAGTTCTGCGGAGAAGGCACCATTGGCCTGTGCAACGCTGTCATGTACAGCAGGATGCACGGACAGTTTCAGTGGAAATGGCTTCAAGAATGGCAAAAGTTTGACGGCACCGGATGGAACGAGTTTTCGGTTCAATATCCGTGGAAGCTGCATCAGGAAAATCCGGGGCTTTGTAAAGCGGTTGATTTCGAAATGCTTGGATTCATTCACTGCGAATCTGGCAAATACTGGAAACCCAACTATTCACTAGATGGATGCGTGATTGCTCATTTGTGGAGGTCATACCACACGCCTAGGATGAACTCTTTAACTGAAGAAATTATAAATAAAAAAGAAAATGTCTACTGCGAACACGCTTCAAAATATCTTTGATGATATCTACAGGGAAGATAGATGGAAGGGAGGCTCTGGACCCGGTTCAAACATAGCAAACACAACTGAGTATGTTTCTTATTTAAACGATCTGTTGCGCTCGTTAAATGTAAAATCATTTTTAGATGTTGGATGCGGAGATTGGCAACTAGGAGCGCGAATTGATTTTACTGGAATTAGATACAAAGGTATTGATGTCAGCAAGAATGCGGTTATAGCTGCGAAATCAAAGGCTCCAGAAGGAACGGAAATATCAAATCAACAGATAAACGAAATAAACGAATCGTTTGATTTTGTTCACATCAAAGATGTTCTTCAGCATCTCCCTTTAATTGAATGCGATAAAATATTAGGATATGCTTCAAAAAACAAATATGTACTTGTCGTCAACGATCATTGCGAAAAGAACTTAGACATTGAAGCAGGTCAACACAGACCGATTAACGTGTTGTTTTGGCCCAACTCCAAGCTCTTGAGAATGTTTAAAATAGGAGAATCAATCAAATCTGCAATTTTAATAACTAACATAAAATGAAATTTCCAAGAACATTTTGCGTTTCACTTAAATCCGCAGCTAAAAGAAGGGAAGTTGTATTCAATCACCTAAAGAGTCATGGAATTGATTTTCATCTATTCGATGCAATCCACGCTCCAAGGATGGGTTTGGATACAAAGCTGTCATACCTTGATGACCATCCGAACTGGATTCCTGAAGATGGCCCGACATATCGAATCTCTCAAAGCGTTCTTGGATGTTCCATGTCGCATTATACGATTTGGAGGATCATGGAGTATCTGGATGACGATTATTTTTTGGTCGTCGAGGATGACGTTGAGCTTTGCGAAGGTTTTAAAGAGAAGCTGATGGCAAAGATTCAAAATTTGCCGAGCGATTGGCAGTTTGTTTTTGTAGGCCATTGTTGCCTTGATCCAAAGATGCTTATGGTCCGCGAAGGAGTAGCTCACACACCGAACCCACCGATGTGTACTCACGCATACATGGTTCGAAAAACTGCGGTAAAGCATCTCATAGAAACAAATGAACTGATGTACGCTCCGATAGACATTCAGCTCAAAAAGAGAACGCTTCCGACCATTAGTCACTATTCATTAGTACCACCACTCGCAACACAAAATGGACAACCAAGTACAATTCACGGATAACGAAGCTTGGGAAAAAGTAATCAAGGCTAGGAGCTTTGTTCCGGGGTGGACGTTTGAAGAGAAGAGTCGATACATGTTCGACATTGTTCTTCAATCGAAGCCTAGCGTCGTTGTTGAGGTTGGTGTTTGGAGAGGCTTAAGCGTAGCCAGCTTCTGCGCGGCATCACTCATTCACAAATGCAAAGTGTTCGCAATTGACCCGTGGAGCAAATGCGCGATGAGCGAAAATGGGTACAGTGTCCACCTCACCGAAGGGCAGGATCAGCTCGATCTGATCTACAATCAATTTGTTCGCGACTTCAAGGTTCTTGGGCTAGACGAGAATTTGACCACCATTCGAAAAACGTCTTGGGACGCTTCTTTTGATTTCGCTGACGAAAGCATCGACATTTTCCACTTGGACGGGGCGCACACCGAATGGGATTCAACGCGAGACTTGATTGCGTGGACTCCAAAGATTAAGGTTGGAGGACTGTTCATCATGGATGACGCGAATTGGGAAACCATGAAGCTTGTTCAAGAGATTGCGCTTAAAAAATACGAGCATTCAACGTATCTGGAAGGCGGAAAAACACGGGTATTTGTGCGAAAACAATGAAAGACATAATCCGAAGTCTGTCCCTCAAGGCTCTCAAGCGATTTGCAAACGGCGGCGATGGTCCTGCGGATCTTCTTCAGGAAATCGAAGACCTTCGCAAAACGCTTGAGATTCGAACCAAAGAACATGACGAGCATCTGACCGAGGTCCGCGAGGAGCGCGATCATTGGCTCGCTCTCTACGATGAAATCAAATTCGCTGCCGAGTTTCTAATGAGCTACGCAAAAAATGACGTCCCCAAGCTGAGTGAACAAACCGATTGGGAGACTGGCAAAATCGTTCTGCCGCAGGAAACGGGGACGTACTACTTCAACCCGGCAATCATGCTCGAACCGGACGGTCGAATCATGCTTTTTACCCGTCGCTGCCGTAACAAGCGCGAGAAGGACGAGGATGTCTACATCGAGAAGAACGACATCGTCGTGTTCGAGCTGAGTCAGGATCTTCGCGCCACAAAGAAGTCGCTGCTCCAGTTAATCTCCCATTACCCCCTCGAACAGTTCGAAGATCCTCGCGTCGTCAAATTCGGCGACAAGTACGGCGTGAGTTGCGCCACATTCGTTCCGTTCAAGAGCTACGCGCACCAAGGGATGTTCCTTCTGGACAAGCATTTCCTGAACGTAGGGCGCTTAGACATGATCTACGGCAACAACTACGCGCAGGCCATGATCAACGATGGCCATGAGAAGAACTGGCTCTACTTCGTCCACGATAATGCGCCACACATGGTGTATTCGGCCAATCCTCACGTCGTTGTGCGCCTTAATGGGCGTTTAGAGAAGGAGGAGGAATACGTCACCGACGAGTTCAATCCGCTCTGGAAGTTTGGCGAGGTGCGCGGAGGCTCCAATCCGATCCTTTGCGACGGCTTGTACTGGACCTTCTTCCATAGCTCGCTGCCGTGGATCAACAAAAAGCGCCGCTACTACATGGGTGCCTACGCTTTCGAAGCAAAGCCTCCTTTCCGCATCGCTCGAATGACGACGCTGCCGCTTCTGACTGGAACGAATCAGCAGGATTGGTGGCCGGGATTGCCTGCGGTCGTATTCCCGTGCGGCGCATTCTTCGATACCGCAAAGAATAAGTTTGTCGTCTCGTACGGAATCAACGATGTGGACTGCGGTTACATCAAGATTCCGTTGGCCGACTTGCTTGAGGTGACGAAGGTGATTCGACCCAAGCGCGACGTCGTCAACAAAGAGAACCCGATCAAACTAGACGATGTTCTCGATCCAATTCCGCAGAGACACAAACTACAACGAAACAAAAAATCAAAGTATGATGAACTGGCTAAGAGGCTCGACGAAGAACCGCAAGGAGATGGCGAAAAGCCTGATGGACTTGCCTGAAGTAGACATTCTCGAATGGACAACGGCTGGCCAACAGGCCGAACTTGCGCTTATTTTGCGAAATCCGATTCTTCGGATGGCTTTACGCATCGTGGCTGAGTCGATGCCGGTGCCTATGCCATCCCAAGGAAGCAAGGAATCGGACATTGTTTTCGCTGCTGGCGTGACTGCTGGATATGCTCATTGCCTCGAAAACATTCGAAAACTTGCAGTAACCGACACAACGAGAGAACCTGAAGCAACATTTGAAAAACAATACTAACATTTTATGGAAGAACCACTGAACTCACCGACCGTTAATTCCGCGCAAACGCCTGATTTCGAAAGCTCCTTCATCGAGTCTTTCAAGGCTAATACTTTAGAGGATGCTGCCGCTGGAGAGGATAGTGCAAAAGCTTCGCAAGTAACCGAGGAGCCTAAGCAGAAGAAGCAAACGCAGCCTAAGTCCGAAGCGAACACCAAGCTCAGCAAGTCTGAGATGGATATCGAGCGGATGTTCAGCCCGAAGGAGAAGGCTCCAGCTACCGAGGATTCCTCGGCTACTGATGACTCTGGCATCCCTGAGTCGATCAAGTCTACGAAAGCCGCTGATGCTTTCCGTAAGATCAAGGAAGAGAAGGCGCAATTAGCCAAGCAGCTTGAAGAGATGAAGTCTGGCAAGGTTGCCAACCCAAACTTCGAAGCGCAGCTCAAGACTTTGCAGGAGGAGCGTGACGCGCTTTCCGAACGTGTTCGACTCCTCGACATTGAGCGCCATCCCAACTTCGTCAAAAAGTACGAAGGCAAGATTACCGGCGTGTTCGACTCGATGAAATCTGTCGTTGGCACGGATGGCGACAGGCTTATTGGCCTACTCAAGTCGCCTGAGAACGATTATCGGAACTCGCAGATCGACGACATCGTTGAGGGTCTTTCGCCCTCCAAGAAGGCGAAGCTTGGCGCTCTGATCGTCAAGTACGACGAAATCAACGGCGAGAAGTCTGCGGAGATGTCAGAGGCGAAGTCCGATTACGACTCGATCATCTCGAAGTACCAGCAGGACAACGAGGAAGGCACTCGCGCAGCATTGGAGTCGGCCAATAAGACTTGGACAAAGGTCAGTGAGAACGCTCGCGCTCTGGAAATCTTTGAGCCGCGTGAAAACGACGACGAATGGAATACGGAGCTAACTAGCCGACTTAGCCTCGCGCAGCAGATCTTCAATGGCGAGAACAGCGAAGAAGACCTCGCTAAGGCCGCTCTATGGGCCGCTGCCGCGCCTAAATATCGCGAGCTTCTCTATTCTCAGGTCGAGGTAAACAAGCGCCTACAAGCCGAACTAGCGAAGTATCGAGGCAGTGAACCCGGTGTTAGCTCGAAAGCAACGGCTGGCGGCTCCCGCGCATCAAGTGCGAATGGTTCGAAGAGCGAGGACTTCGTCACGAACGTCCTGAAGTCGTTAGGACGCTGACCTAGCGCGTAGAAGTAATTATCCCCCGGTGGTTTTTGTTACCGCTGGGGGATTTTACTTTGAATCATTTACGATACGGACCGCTGCCGCCGCGATACGGACCACTGCCACTTGGAGCAGGCTTCGGCTTAACCGGAGGCTTCGATGGAGGAGACTGCTTGTAAGGTCCGCTGCCGCCACCGACGGCGGGTGAACCTTTGTACGGTGCGTTATTGCTCATAATTTTGCTTTCTTCCGCATCCTATGCTGGTAACCGATCTTCTGGAAACTGGTTTTTTCGCGTTTGAACCGGGATTTCTCCGCGCTGCTCATCTCCATCGTCGTCTTTGGAGTCTTATCGTTCACGCGCTTGGTGGGTCTGCACGCTGGATATCCGGCGCGTTCCTCGCCTTCCTGACGACCGCATGGTTTGCCGGTCTTGATGTCCACCCACTTCTCGGCGAACCAGCGGCCCAGACCGCCACGGACCTTTTTATCCGACATTGGCAACCTTGTATTTGCCGCCGCGCTTCTTGTACTCGCGAACGAGCCAAGCATTAGCGTATGCGGATGGATACACGTCGAACTTCGATTTCGCCGCTGACTTCATCTTGCTGTAGAGCGAAGTATTGGTCGGGACGTTCTTTTTCATGGCTTAGGAAGTGCGTACCAGCCCTCTGAGAGCGTTATACGGTTCTGAGAGCGCACCGTTTTGCCGGTAGAGTCAACCACCCAAACCTTTGCCTTAACGCTCTCAGCGAGGCGCACAGGCTCACCGTGGGCCACATAAACAACCCTACTTGCGCAGCTCACGCTCATGCTCATTAATGCGAGCAAGCAGATCGCGCTTAAGATCGGTTTGTTTTTTCGCATCTTCGCTTGTCACATCTTGCTTCGTCAGCGCGTGAAGCCAGATAACCAGCTTCATCACCAAGTCGGCCAAGAAGTTCATTCAGTTTTGATGATGTTGGGCGCAGCTTTTGCGGCCTTCTTGTTGTTGTAAACAGACCAGCCAACGCCAGCGATGCTTACGACAGCGCCTACAAGTTCAGCGAGTTGATCAGCACTGGCCAACCCTTTGGCGACGAGGAAACCACCGGCAGCGGTCAAGATGTGACGGACAAGAGAGGCGATGTTAGGGTTCATTTGTTTTGCTTCCTGAATTTTTGATACAGCTCGACGATTTTCACGACGCAGGTTAGAAGCGCGGCGAATGCGCCAAGAGCCAACGACGCAGTCTTGAGATGAGGATCGGATAATACCGCGTTCCCCAGAATACCGATGATCGGACCACCGACACCGATTGAGATGTCTCTGAAAAAGGTGTGGTGGTCCGTCATCGTGATGGTTAGTTAGCGAGCGGAACCTGCGATTTGGCGGCTTCGAGAATGATTTCAGCCAGAGGTACTCCGGCCTTTGCATTCTGGAAACCGCCAGCCTTGATGGCGATATCGATGAGTTGCAGCAGGGTGTTCGCTTGTTAGACGGTCAGTTCAATTTTAATCATGCCGCCGGAGCATCGGACACGCTGGCGTCATTGGCAACCAAAACCGGCACAGCCTGCTCGATCAACGGAGGAACGATTTCCACCGGAGGCGGCACCGGCACCCACGGCAACGGCAACGTCACCACCGGAGGATTGATCTGATCGTTGATCTGCTGCGTCACGTTCGCTTCGATAGCCGCTTGATCGACACCATTGGCGTAGCACCAACCAAGCACCTGCGATTGCGTCAGGTCAGGATATGGCGTGAAGTTATCAGACGGCGGCGAGAACGAGCATGATCCGTAGCAGGTGCCGCTGTATTGATCCTGAGTGCCGTTGCAACGCCAGTCGGCTGTAATCACGACATCGGTGAGGGAGCCTTCGACCTTACGGACGAGAAGGCTTTGAATAATCCATTTAATAGTAGTCATGGTGGTGCGGTGTATTTGATGTGTTAAAATCAACAGACTATGCGCTGGTTCCACCAAAGAATTGAGCAGAGATGGTTGCGGCAAGACCTGATGTGTTCGTGATACGAATCACGCCGTTGCTTGGAGTCGTTACGGTGAATGAAGCACCCGCTGTTGATCCGTTGGCGGTGGCAATTTGCGTAATTGTAGAAGAAGCGCCGCGCCCAAAAACAGAAAAGGTTGTTTGAGTGCGAGTATTTGCGTTGCTATCCAAAGTATTAGCAACCGACAGGAATCCCTGATAACCACCACCGCTGGTAACAACAGTAACGTCGATAAAGCTGCCACTAGCAATAGCAGATGCTTGGTTTCCAACAATAATTCCACGGGTTCCAAACGCTATAACAGCATCGCCAGAAGCTGTTCCAATCGTGCCTTTTACGCCCAACCCCGTAGCGTTGAGGGTCATGGCGGTGCCAGCGACTCCGCCTACGTTGGACCATGTGGCAATACCAGTTCCAGAAATTTGATGGAACTCAGATCCAACGTTGTTGTTTACGCTAAGAGCATATCCGCCAGTTGCTGAACCTCCGCCAACGCGAAAGCCATAACCAGTCGCGCTGGTGTTGTTGAAGTTGCCGATTACATCAGCAGCAACAGCGGTATCAGCTTGGGTTTTCCCAAGAATGGACAACTTGGCTGACCCAAGAGCCGTCAATGTGCCAATCAAAACCCGATCATTCGACGAATCAACCTTCAGCGTGTTCGTATCCACCGTCAGATCGCCGGTGATGGTGGCGGTTCCGGGTACGACGATGTTATTGCCGCTCGGGCCGGTGGCCGTGTACAGCTCGGTGAAGTTCAGGTTCGTGTAATCGAACGCCGTCCGCAGCGGCGTCCCCGTTCCGTCGTTCGGCGATGTGCCGATATTGATAGTTTGCTTTGCCATGTTGGGTGTTAAAGGGTTTTACCGTAGATTAAAATTGAGTCTCATCCGCAGTTATCGTCGTTACGTCAGCCGTAATGGACGTCAAATCAGCAGTAAGCTGAAATGCAGAAGGCGCACCAGTCACGTCGTAAATACGATTCAAAAGCGCCAGCTCAAGCATGTCCACCTCCCACGGAGAACGACATCCAGTTGCCGAAACCTCGGCGATAAGCTGAGCAGCTTCGGTACAGGTTATGGATGAGTCGGCCATATTATTAGTCTGCTACGATGAACCACGCCGTTCCATTGCTGATGATCGAAACTTTGGACCAGTGCGTCGTCAAAGAATAAGTTGCCGTTCCGTCAATCGTTTCGGAACCAAACGGATCGACAGTGACATGGTTCGCGCCAGCATTCACGCGCTTCACGAAGAATATCCGCCCATTGGCCGTTGCCGCCGGGGGAAGCGAAACCGTAATCGCTCCCGCTGTTGAATCGGCGATAATCGCGAAATCACTCGAAACGATTGACGTGGATGCCGTAACCGAGCGAGCCGTTCCGAACGAAGCAGCATTCGCCGCAGCCGTTCCAGATCCGTCGGCGATGCGGTTCAAAAGCGCAAGCTTCGCCATATCACGCTCCCACGGCGAGCGGCACCCAAGAGGGCTAACCTCGCTTAGCAGCGTTGCCGTTTCAGCGCATGTAATGTCAGCCATATCGTTTTAGCGTTTCGGTTATCGTGCCATCGGACCAG